CCTGTCCAAGATACAGTTGAGAAACATTGTGAAGTTTTGCGAGTCTGTGATCTCTGACTGCGGTGCATATGTGCAGATCAAGAAAGTAGAACGCAAGCCGCGCAAGGTCAAGCCTGTGAGCCCAGAGAAAAAAGCAGCCAAGTTCAAGCATCAAGTGGAATTCGCAGAGCTCAAACTGAAAGGATTGCCAGCTGCTGCCTTGGTGGACAAGAGCGAAGCTTGGTTGTACGATACCAAGAAGCGCAAGCTGATCCACGTGGTAGCTGACAGCCATACAGGCAGTTTCACTATCAAGAGCAGCTCGATCATTGGATTCTCTGTGAGCGAGACACAGCAGAAGACCGTGCGCAAGCCAGCTGAGACTATCAAGGCCATACAGGCCGCGGGCAAGCCTGCTGCTAGAAAGATTTTCAAAGACTTGACCACAACTGAAACTCAGTTCAATGGTCGAAGCAGCGAGAATCTGCTAGTGATCAAAAGCTGGTAAATAAAGGGGAACGGAGTTCCCCTTTATGTCCGAAAATACATTACCACAGCTCAAGCAAGCTCTAGTCGATTATTGCCGCCTCACACTGGGTGGGCAGATCATTGACCTTGAGTTGGATCCTGAACACTACGAAGCAGCATATCAGCGCGCCGTGGGTGTTTATAGGCAACGTGCCAACGCAGCATATGAAGAAGCCTATATCTTCATGGAACTGATCCGTGACATGAACATCTACACACTGCCGCAAGAAGTGCAAAGTGTGAGACAGATATTCCGACGCACATTCGGTGATGCCACAGGCCCGTTTGCATCAAACTTTGATCCGTTTGCACAGGCGTCAATCAATGTGTATCTCATGAATTTCAATGTAGCAGGCGGTCTTGCCACATACGATTTCTACAGCCAATATGTAGAACTGGCAGCCAAGATGTTTGGCGGCTTCATGAACTACACATGGAATCCAGTCAATAAAAAACTGCAACTGATCCGTGATCCCAAAAACACCGGGGAAAATGTACTCATATGGTGTTACCAGCTCAAACCAGAAATCAATCTGTTGAGTGACTATCAGATACAGCAATGGATCCGCGACTACATGGTGGCTGCATGCAAGATGATCATTGGCGAGGCCCGTGAGAAATTCAGCACTATTGCTGGTCCTCAAGGTGGCGGCACTCTAAACGGCACTGCCATGAAAGCTGAGGCCCAAGTGCAGATAGACTTATTGCTTGAAGATCTACGTCGATACATTGACGGATCTCAACCGATTACCTTTGTGATTGGATAACATATTATGGGACTTACTATTGGTGCAGGATGGACTATTGGTCCAGGATGGACTCTTTCGAGCGGCGTGTCGGCCACGCCACCGGTTGAATATCTAGTAGTAGCAGGCGGTGGTGGCGGTGGATATAGTGATGGTGCTTCAGGTGCAGGCGGTGGTGGTGGATTTAGAACTGCATCTGGATACTCAGTGACGTTAGGCACAACTTACACTGTAACAGTGGGTGCAGGTGGTACCTCGAGAAGCACATCCGGTGTAGGAAATAACGGACAGGCTTCGGTATTTGATTCCATAACTGCTGCTGGCGGCGGTGGCGGCGGCGGTGGCACCGGCTCAGCTCAAAGTGGTGCAGCCGGCGGGTCCGGCGGCGGTGGTTGCTACGGCGCGGGCGCTGGCGGCGCAGGCAATACTCCATTTACATCTCCAGGTCAAGGCACGGCTGGTGGCACAGGAGGACCTCAATCCGGAGCACATGGTACAGGTGGTGGTGGAGGTGCAGGTGGTGTTGGCGGAACTGGAACTGGGTCTGTTGGCGGGTCTGGGGGAATCGGAGCAGTATCAACGATCATCACTACAGACCAGGCTACTACTTATGCAGTAGGACAAGTCAGTGGTGCATCTGTTTATTTTGCAGGTGGAGGCGGCGGAGGAAATCAAACTAATGGTTATACTGTGGCTCCTGGAGGAACAGGCGGCGGTGGCAATTCAAATGGTGGCGGGCAAGTTGGGACCGATGGCACAATAAATACCGGTGGCGGTGCAGGCGGTGCCCCTCAATTCGCAGTACCATCATCAAGGGCAGGTGGCTCTGGTGTAGTCATCGTTCGGTATGCAGATACTTACGCAGCAGCAGCAAGCACTACAGGTAGTCCGGCAATTTCAGTAGCAAATGGATATAGAACATATATCTGGACTAGTTCGGGATCAATAACTTTCTAATAGAGGAAATATGAGTCATTTTGCAAAAGTAGAAAATGGTATGGTCACACAAGTTATTGTGATAGAACAAGATGTTCTTGACACAGGACTATGGGGCGATCCAGCAAGTTGGGTACAAACCAGTTACAATACCCGTGGTGGCGAGCATCTGTTGGGGGGTACACCACTAAGAAAAAACTATGCAGGCACTGGGTACACTTATGATAGTGAGCGAGATGCTTTTATTCCGCCGCAGCCATTTCCAAGTTGGTTGTTGAATGAAGACTCTTGCCAATGGCAAGCACCTGTTGCAATGAATTCCGATGGCAAAAAATATCGTTGGGACGAGACTTCGCTAGTCTGGATAGAAATAGCATGAGCCAGGTGCTGGTAGCCGGATGCAGTTTTGCCGGCATCGCAGCAGGATATTCGCATCCTGCTCCGGTTGTGAATCAGGAACGATTTAGATTTTTTGGAGACGCTGCTGCTGGCAACAGAGCCATTGCAGCTCGGGTACGACATCAGTTACCCAGAGACAAATATGAACATGTTGTGGTCATGTGGTCAGGGATAAATCGCATTGATATCCCAATCGAACGAACCATACACGAAAAATTACCGGACACGTATCCGTATGTGTCGGTGTTTGAAGACTGGGCGTGGTATCTATCTGGTGGCATGGGCAGCAGTTGGCAATCTGACGACAACTGCCCAATTCAGGTAAAGTCTCAATTCCGCGAACAATATATACATCAGACTCCGAGATCTGCTACAGATATCACTTTAGCAGCCATCCTGGAAACACAAGAACTGCTGAATTCTCGCATGGTGAATTACACCATGTGCTTTATCTACGACATACATCAGAGCTATGATGATGTTGTGGACAAAGTGACCAATACTCAGCGCCGCACCATAGGCACAGATCGTTGGCCACGTTGGTTGGCACTGGAGCATTGTTTGGGCAAAATAGATACCACATCCAGCTTGTACAGCATGGTAGATTGGACCAAATTCACAGTGCCGATACCACCGTACGAATACTGTGCCGAACGCAATCTGTTGCAGATTGACAAATTTCATCCCACCAGTTTTGGCATGGCCGAGTGGTTTGATACACAAGTGGGATTCAACATAACCAGTTGAGTTGTTGATGCTGCTATCATGTGTTACAATGTGCTATGGCAGATTTAATGATTGACATCGAAGGATTGGGCACTGGACCGGATACCACTATCCTGACCATTGCAGCCCAGAGTTTTGACCCAACAGGTTCTGGCTATCACGAACGATTCTACTATGCTAGAATTGACTTGGAAAGTCAGGCCAATCGCAGCATCCAACAAGGTACCATAGACTGGTGGGCTACCCAACCTGAACAAGCCAAAGAAGAAGCGTTTGGAGAACAAGGGCGCATACCCTTGGATCAGGCCCTGGATGAGCTGGCCAAGTTCATATGGCAAAGCAAGTTGATCTGGGCCAATGGACCCACATACGACATGAACATCATTGAGCATGCGTACAAAAGCTATGGCAAACCCTTGCCCTGGCAATTTTATGTAGTTCGTGATGCCAGAACCATATATAGTTTGTGGCCCGATCTTCCTAAGCCTCCTACCAGTCACCATGCGCTGGAAGATTGCCGCAGACAGATTGACATGTTGCAGGCAACATTAAAACATCTAAACATTAGAGAGCTCAAATGATCATTGGCGTATGTGGATTCATAGGATCCGGTAAAGACACTGTGGCAGACTATCTCACCAACTTCCACGAATTCCGTAGAGAAAGTTTTGCCAACAGCCTTAAAGATGCTGTGGCACAAGTTTTTGGTTGGGACAGGACCATGCTTGAAGGGCGCACAAAGCAAGCTCGTGAATGGCGTGAACAAGTGGATCCTTGGTGGTCTGATCGACTGAAACTGCCCGAGCTCACTCCCAGATGGGTGCTACAGCACTGGGGCACAGAAGTGTGCAGACATGGATTTCATGATGACATCTGGATCGCCAGCTTGGAAAACAAACTGCGCCACAGTGAAGATGATGTGGTAATCTCGGACTGTAGATTCCCCAATGAGATTGCAGCCATCAGGCGAGCCAATGGCTTGGTTGTGAGAGTAATTCGTGGACCCGAACCCGAATGGTATGATTCTGCACTGGCGTTCAATCACGGTGAGAACAAAAATATGTTGTGGTCTACTAGCAAATCACGGTTGGAAAAGCTCAAGATACATGCCAGCGAAACTGCCTGGGTGGGTACCAAGTTTGATGCTGTGCTGGACAACAATGGATCACTGGATGACTTGTATCTACAGATACAGCGACTGACTATACGTCCGGTTCAAGA